CAAGCCAATCGCTCAAGTCTTGTCCTGTAAGAAATTCTGTAACGCTTCGCCAATCGCTAGGTAATACTCGATCGAGAAATAATCCAATTGACGCACCTATCAATAAAACAAACGATACATCGGACAAAGCCGCAACGATTGGCGTTGATACATTTTTGAAATTATATGAAGTAACTGCATCTGAAAACATTTGACGTTCATACGTTCCAAGAGTTATTCTATGTTCAACAACCTTTTCGGTTGGTTTTCTTGGCATTAGTAACCCTCGGAATCACATTCATAACCGATCGCTTGGTATTGAATAGTTCCGTTAAGATTACCATTTGGGTCAGGATATGCTACCAATAATGCACCTGGTGGCACTATAACTTCTGTATATGCTGTTATTCGTATGTTCCCTATAGATGTTGAAGGATTAATTATAGTTGTATTAGTAGTATTACTGGCTAATAATCCCAAAGGAAATGAAACATTAGAAGCAATTTCATATGTTCCATCACTTAACTTACTAGTAGTTGAAGGAATTATTGCATATAATATTCCACATACAGCAGTATTACTTACATTATACAATGCTAGTTGTGTAATCTTAACTGCTTTATCTGATGGTGCTTGCATTACAGGATAAGCATAACCTGCATCGCTTGCCGGAGCTGTGGTAGAATAATAATGAAACTTTCCTAAAGAGGCCATTTTAGCACCTCTTATCAGCGGCTCGCATTATTTCACGCATTCTTTTAATGCCCATTAATTCGGCTTCATATAGAAGTTTAGTTGCTTTTTTAATAGCCATAGCCTCAGCCTTAGAAGAAATCTTCATTCTAGCCCTTGCTCTCTTAGAGATAGCCATTTTGAATCACGCATCTGTCCTAAATACTACTCTAGTGTTAAGTGCAATTTGAGCCATACAAGATTGGTATAATCCTGTATCAACCGCCGGGTCATTTGGGGTTACTGAACCGATAGGTGTTCCCGATCCGTTCAAAAAGTAAATTGGGGAACTGAAATTTGTTGCATTGTTTCCGCCCATAGCGAAAGCATGAGTTACAACACGACCTTGAAGAGTTTCGCCGATTGATTGGCCGGTTAATACTGAAACAAGCTCATGTTCACCAGCTCCGGCAGGAGTTACACTAAAACAATGATATTCACCGTTTGAACAAGCAACAGACAAACCGACTTCTCTATCAGCAACAGCATTAGACATAGCAATAACTGAATCACCAGACACCAAAGCCTTAGGATAAGGTAGAGAACCCGGTAAGCCCATTCCAGAAGATAATCCCGATACAGGTAAAGCAAGTTTAATTTTTCCTGCTGATCTAACGTAAGCATAAGTTACGTCATTTTCAGCACTAACGCCTGCCGCCATAACGACAGGATTAGGTAGGGATTGAGTCGCAAAGGTTCCCGCAGGTTGAGCCGACCCTACAAAGTTTGAATCGGTCTGAATTTCGTCCTCGGTGGCCTCGGTTAAGGCTGTATTAGCCAAAGGAACAACAGCTCCCCCACGCATTGTTAATTGAGCATATGAATCTACGTTTGCCATAAATAATCACCTCAAAGTTTTATTCCCGAGCCTAATAAAGGCTTCATTAATGTTCGATTTATGTTATTGATAGGTCGGCGTAAAAGACGGCGACCAATATTGAAAGTTGCGGCCGTGGTTGCAGCTCCAACAGCCATAGGAATGATATTATTCTGTAAATTCATTGCCATTGTAGACGTTGCCACGCCGGGATTTGAAACTATATCAGATAATGAAATAGCTCCGGTGCCAGTATAGCCGGTCATCATGCCCGTGCTATCAAAAGACTCGGCAATATCGCCTTTTCCGGTGATCAGTCCTGCAATTCCTGTTCCCGCTATACCTCTTGAAAGGATTTCAGCGTATGTTAATGATTCTAGGGCGTTTAATAGTTTGAAGGATGTTCTCCTTCTAGGGCGTGATTTTCGCTTAGCCATAGACCTCGGGTTGAATAGGTGTTATTAATCCTTTTTAGTAAAAAGACCCGAATCATCACGATTTACAAGAATTTCTTTCACTTGAACGGGCGGAGCTGTTGCTTGCGTTAGCATTTGAGCGATCGCGGCCTGAATTGGGTTCACGGGTTCGCCGTTGGTAGATAATCCCGTAGATTGAATGGCTAAAGCGAGTTTATTGTCAATACTTTCCTCTAAATCTTCAACATTTTCGCGAATTTCTCTATTTAATTGCGAAATACACCAAAAAATGACGAAAATTTCAAGTAAAGAGGCGATAATTGTTATATGATAGGCTTCAACCATGCCCCAACGCGACTCAAAGGCAGCCTAAAAACCTTACTTTAACACCTTTCTATAATAATAATAAGATATTCATATAATAATATAATAATAATAGGGTAATGGTATTAATTAATGATTTTATTACGACGCACCTGTAATAAATATTATATAAGAACCATATCTAGGGTATTTTGTCCGCACCCGGCGGGCAGGCGAACGTCTAAACAAAATATAGGAGAAAAAAAAATGATAATAGTAATGAATGATGATTATGATGCCAGTAATTTTGAATGCACTTGTGAGAATAAACACGATCATTTCATATGTTATCCGTGCTTATTTGGGGTAGGTGATAATAATGAATGATGTCAATTGGACGGTAGGAGAAATTAAAAAATGGCTTCATAAATACAATGATGATTGTCAAGTAATTTTTCATGACAGAATGGGTCGAGAGACTGTTCAAGGTTCTTATTTGGATGTTGTAATAGGCGTCATAACCACAAACGGAGCTGATGAAGAATGACATACAAAGGAGCCCCTTTAATGTCAATCAATCAATGCTGGGGAACCCCAGACTCATTTATGGACTATCTAAGAGATCATTTATTATTCGTTCCAGATGTAGACTTATGTGCATCTTCTGAAAATAAAAAAGCCTCAATCTATTATACAAAGGATAATTCTTGTTTATTGCCTTTGAATTGGATTCATGGCGACAATTTCTGGATGAATCCCCCATTCGGTAAAGAGCTACCATTATTTATCGAAAAAGTAGAAGAGCAATTCAATAAAGGTAATATTGAAAGAGCGATGGTTCTCGTTCCGGCTAGAACCGATACCAAATGGTTTCATAAGATGATGAAAGGAAATGTTCATTGTTGCTATTTCATCAAAGGTAGATTCAATTTCGTTCATCCCGATTCAGTAAAAGGTGCAAACGCACCGTTTCCGAGTATTCTCGTTGAATGGCGAAAAAGAAAAAACATATTTGATTATCCTTTGACACCTAAATTTGAAACATTAGAATTATCACCTAAAGAGAGGGGTTTTTGATGTCAGAAAATACTGAATATAATTTAGGATATTTTGAAGGCGTGAGGAATATCTCATTATTATACACTAATTGTTTAATGAGAATCGTTAATCATCAAGAGAAAACTATGGAATTAAGGCTTGATAGTGAAGCATTTGTATCACTACTAAGTGAAGAGCTAGAAGCCGCTAAAAAATTGAGGGATGACAAATGATACTCGGCTGTAAATATTGTTCGGTTTGGATGGACTTTACTGATTTTGAAGCCGTTCAACATATGAATAAAAAACAATGTTGGGTGATGCCTCAAGGCGTTAATCATGTATTCAATAAGGTGTTATAGATGAGTCGAATAATTAGAACCGTTTCGCTCGATCGAAAGTCTGATGAAATAGCGGCGAAAAAACCAAATTTTTCTCGCTGGGTTCGTGAACAATTAGTTAATCAAGATGAATCCGTTCAAAATTCTCATGTTACTTTAAGCCTGTTTAGAGAGAAGGGAATTTGTAACCCTAACGCATCACCTAGATGCAATATTTGCTTTCCACACGGTCGCCCTCAATTAACAGATATTAAGGATTATAATACTGGCCGTATATCTTCTGAAGAACTACAAGATATTACTAAAAAAAAATACAATTCTGTAAATCAATCAAAAACATTAGCGATTTCAAAAAGAATAGAATTTGGCAAAGAAGAACCAACCGAAAAAACCATCTCCGAAAGAAAATATCTAAGAAGAACCCTTAGGTATATTTGGAGCTTTATTTAGAGAGCACCGAGCAAGGCATCAATATCATCGGGAATACCGTTTTGATTTTGGTCATTAGGATCGATAGGTTGGGCTGGTGGCGGAAAGAATGGGTTAATTGGATTGTCATTATATCCGGGATTTGTTGGTGGTAAAGGAAAGGTAAATGGTGGACTGGGTAAATCCGGCGGAGCTTGATATTGAGGCGGTAGAGGTGGTCGAGGTGTAAATTCTTCATCGAATTTTCCTGGTAAATTTAATTGATTTGATAATAATAATCTAACTGCTTCAATGGCTCCTTGAACGGGTGATAATTTCATTATTGTTCACCTCTAATTTTTTCGATCGCCCAATAACTTCTCAACATAAATTGAGTAAAGACTGATGTTACTTGTGGGTTATCAATAGCGGCAGTTTGAACCTCAGAATATACACCTTCTAAGCCCTCAACCGCTACTGAGCCGAGGACAGCTCCCGCTAGAGGATTACCAACAAATAAACCGACAATACCCCCTATTCCGGCTCCTACTATATTTTGAACCTCAAGCCAATCGCTCAAGTCTTGTCCTGTAAGAAATTCTGTAA